CTTATCAGACATAAAAGAATGACGAAGGCTTCCGCCTTTAATATAGTATTGCTGTTCAGGCAACGCCTGATCTACTGTCTCTATTGTAACATGATTAGAGTCAGGAAGCAAGGTATTTATCCATTCAACCTGCAATTCTTTTGCTTTCTTTCTAATTAGTTTTGCTTTTCTTCCGTTCATAATGTCTCGCTTGGATCATAGTTCTTAGAAAGTTTCCAGTAATTCAATATACTATTAAACATTTCTAAATGTTTTGTATGTGATTCTTCATCCCATATGTAACAAGCAATCAAGTCTGTTTGTTTTCTATCTACAAATATAGACACTCTTTCTAGGGATTATCAAAACCCACAACCTTGTGCATAAGCGGAAAGTTGCATAGCATGACTATCATATACTAATCGTTTAGGATTTTTACCTTCAAGATTATCTTTTGTCTTAAAGTCTACAAAGATTCCTGACTTAGAATACAGATCTATCATGCCACCATATCCTTGATCGGCACAGAAAGAGTCCTCCGCTATCCATTCTTCGTCTGGATAGTGTTCATCTAAATAATTTTTGATTGCTTTATAAGGTTTGTTCGTGGATTGTCCAAGGAATCCTCGTTCAATTTGAGCGTGGATTTTAGTTCCTAACTCTGCCGCTTCCATTCCAACCTTGCGAGAGTCTTGCTTACATCTGTAAGTGAAAAGCAGACATAGTTTCTCCTTCCTCTCTTTCTAATGTAAGAGCAGAATTTAATGCTTGATCTATCTTCCAGTTTTCTAAGGAAGGCTTAGCTATTAAATTCATTATAGTAGTAACGGAAGGAACTAATCCAAGAGAACGAGCGTCCCTTAATGTGGTGTTTCTTTCTTTTCCATTAGCGCCTACTATAGTATACATTGGCGCACCTTCTTTGGTATACCAATGACCAGACTCTTTAGTAAAAGTATTACTATTATGAGGTGATGTATTTGTGTTGTCAAGTTTTTTGTCCATGTCTATACCTCTATATGGATTTAATTATATGTTTTGCTTCATCTACAGAAATTTTAAACCATTCGTGAATAGATTCTTCTGCCCTATTTGCAACAAGAGAATGCGCAATTCGTTCCGCATGTAATCTGTTTTTAAAGTATTTAGTATAACAAACTTTAAAATCTCTGAACGGACTGCTTGTTTGATAGTTGTTGCATCTATCTTCAGGGTGAACTGCCATTCCTATTTTAATCCAACCTTCCCAAGCAGGGTTAGTTATAATATATACATAGCCATCTTTAACTTCATTAAACTTAGCTACATATTCTTTGCTAATTTCTTTAGCAGTTTTCTTTAATGTATATGATTTACTCTCTTGGTTTTTACAAGAGCCACATACATAGTGATGTCTTACAACTTGAGCGTGTCTCCAATTATAATCATCACTTGTTTTGTCATAACATAATCTAATGTCACAACGAATACAACGAGGATCTTCTCTAAACTTATGTTCCTCGATAGGAGTATTATAACCTTGGTGTTTTCTACTGTGCTTTCTAATGCGTTTCATGCCAAGCCTCCCCAATTTTACTATTCGCCATCTAAAGGACAGCGCATACTGAAATGTTCTCCTGCTTCTATAATGGCTTCTACTCCAAGTTTACCAAAGTATTCAGCATGAGAGTTATGAACTTCTGATTGCCATTCATCGTGAATGTTCGCAACAAATTTATAATTTAAGTTTCTTTCTCTTGCTTTCTTATCCAACAAGACTAAAGCTTTCTTCATTACTATGGCGCCTGCACTTTGTAATAAAGAATTTAAAGCGGCATGTTTACTTCTGATTGTTATCTTCCTACCATCTAATCCTTTGATGAATCCTCTGTTCGATGCGATTTCAACTCTGTCTCGAAGACTTTTAAATGCCGGGAGATTATCAAAGAAATGCCTTCTAACTCTTGCGCCATCAGCTTTGCTTCCTCCAACCACAGCGCCAAGCTTTGCATCTCCTGCTCCGTAGCATAATGCATATATCGCACTCTTTGCTTGATTTCTTGATTGAAGTCCTGCAATTTGCTGATTGTGGGAGTGTATGTCGCCTTCGGTGATTTCATGTGTAAATTCCTCGTCTTTCATGTAGTGAGCAAGCATTCTTAATTCAAGTCCTGAAGCATCTATGCCCACTAATTTATAGTCTTCAGGGACTGTCCAACAAGCACGACATTCTTCGCCATATTCACTACCAGTATTCGGAACCTGTCCGGTGTTAGGACTGCGATGTGCCATGCGTCCTGTGATTGTGCCGTTTGATATAACAAAGCCATGTATTCTATTATCATCTTTAACTGCGTTAAGCCATGACTCTATTTGTGCTATTCGTTTCTGATAAAGCAAAAACTCTGCAATAAGTTTTGCTTCTGGTATATGTTTTACTTTCTTCAATGAAGCCTCATCTACAATAGGCTGACCAGTCGGTGTAAATTTTGTTGGTTTCCAACCAAAGTCTTTTAAGTATTCACCTATTTGTTTACGAGAACCAAGATTAAATTCTTGTAGTTTCTTTCTCATAAAAGGCTCATAACTCTTTGATTCTATTAAAGAATTGTATTCTTCAGAAGTAAGTCCTGATTTAGATAGCTCACCATCTTTCTTAAATTTAGGAAAAACTTTCTTAACATCTACCCATTTAGGTTTGAAAGTAGAGCGCACTTCTCTTTGAACCTTAGTCATCTTTTCTTTAAGCTCAGCAACCAACATGCTTGCTTGTCTTGTGTTAAAATAAAAGCCATTGTCTTCTTGTTGCTTTATAATTTTAAATACATCATGCTCAAGAACGATTGCTTCTTCTGAGAATCCTTTACTTTCTTTTTGATTCTGATGATTGTATATCAACTCATTTAAAACAACATCCTGCTTACAATAGATCAGCATGTCTTCTGTAAAGTATTCCCATTCTTCAGGTTCTTCTCCTTTAGGAGAGCCTACTATATATCCCCAATTCTTTAAGCTGTGTCCGCCTTCACGAACAGGATCAAATAATCTAGATAAAACAAGAGTATCTATGATGGTAGAATCTTCTCCAACATTTGTATTATATAATTTATTGATGACAGGAATATCAAAGCCTAATATATTATGACCAATTAAAACATCAGCTTGTAACAATAAGTTAATGCCTTCTCTAATTTCATCAGGTCTAAATAATATAGGATCTTTTCCTAATTCTTTTACAACCATGCAATGAACCTTATCGGGATTCAATCCATTGGTTTCTATGTCAAATACTAATTCCATATTTCCCCCTAGAAGTCTTCATTATAAAAAGTGAGATCGTCTGTAAGTTCATGCATTCTACCAGAATCTTTATCGTATTTAAGAAGACACGCTAACCCTGTGTCTCCTGTATATCTCGATTTTAAAACTCTAACCTTAGTAGTGTTTGCTTCTACAGGATCTTCTGCTTGTTGATTTCTCTCAAGTGCAATAACACAATCACTCAACTGTGATATACCTTGAGATCCTTTTAGATGTGACAAGGAAACTACAACACCTTGTTCGTGTCCTCGATCTCCTAATGCTCTGCGTAAATGAGATACCAAGAACAATCCTACTCCTGTTTCTTCAACAAGAGAACGAAGCCTTTGCATTAGCTGATCTATACCTCGTCTTTCATCTGATTCAGTAAGGCAATTAACTAACATATGCAGGTGATCTACAACTATCCATTCACATTCACACCCTACTATCATATACCTTAGCTTAGAAAAGATCTCGTCTATATTGGTTGCACCTAAATGAGAGTGAATAAATACTCTACCTTTCTGTATAACCTTATCAAACAGTTCGCTTAATTCTTCATCGCTATAATTCTCTCGTCTTTCGGTAAGATATAAGCGGTCGTTTGCTTCAATAGATAAGATTCCGTCTGCGGTGCGCAACCAGTTCTCTTCTAACGCTATGATACCCACATTTTCTGTGGTATTTTTAATGAGATAGTGACTGAGTTCTCTAGTAAAACTAGATTTACCTAGTCCTGTGCCACCAGTTAAGGTAACAAGTTCTCCTTTTCTCATACCAAATAGTTTCTTATTAAGTCCTTCCCAAGGATAAGCAAGGCTTTCCTTTTCTTCTCGATGTAACCATTTGGATTTCTCATTGGAAAGTTCTAAGATACCTGCCGGAGTATACTTCTTGGCATCCCACCATGCTCTGTTAAACTCAGCAAACTTTGCTTGTTGTAGCATAGCATTGGCATCTTTGTGTCCATTAGGTAGTGTCATTATCTTAACCTTGCCCGGCTTTATAATGTTCGCTACTTCTCTAGCCGCTTTCCTGCCTGCTTGATCATTATCAAAAACACAATACAACATTCTCAAAATGCTTCAACAAAATTCAATGCTATCTCTNATATCACGAACAGCAGACTGAGCACCTCGTTTAATAGACACGACTGCCCATTTACTATCCATCATTTCATGTGCCGCCATCGCATCACATTCACCTTCACATATTGTAAGGTGCTTGCCACCATTACGGAATAGCTGTTCTCCAAACAGTCCAGTATTCTCATATGTTCCGTTGAATCTAAAATCTTTTCCTTCAGAAACTAATCTTGTTTTAGTTCCTACGATTTCATTGTTGTTATAAAAAGGATAGATGTGTTTGGCTATCTTACCTTGCGCATCATATACTATTCTAGTGCCATACTTACGAGCAACCTTTTCGCTTATACCACGATCAGTTAGCTCAGCAAATACACCTGTATAAGAATTTAAAAATGATGTTGGTTCTTTTTCTACCACGAAATCTTTTTTGCTGATTCCATTACTAGAACTGTCCATAGTAGACGCATAGTCTGTAAACCATTCGCCACAACTAAAACATTTAGCTGTCCCATTTAAGTTTCTAGCTACTGGATCAGAGCCACCACACTTAGGACATGGTAGTTTATATTCTGCCCAAGTGCTACCTCTCTCTTTCTCCATAGGAGAACCCTCCATATAAAAATGGGGCAGGCTCACTTAGAACCTACCCCAACCACACTAAACGCACAGGGGTTAGTCGGATTTGTTAGGGGTATCTGATGGACTGTCAGATTGATATTCGCTAATCAATTCATTTTGAAAAGCCTTCAATACAATATCCTTCTCTTGAAGTTGGATAAGTAAATGATTCTTTTCATCAGTCAATCTGTGAAGACGACCAACAATTAGCTTACCTTTATCTGACAATTCATCAGGATTTATTTGAACACCATCAATTGTTATGGTCTTAAGTTCCATTAAAACTCTTCTCCGTCAAGGAGTTCAGCACCATCTTCTGATCTGTATTCAATAAGATCAAGAACTTGGACAGCTTGTAGGTCTAAACCTTTATAGTCTCCAAATTTATTTGATCCTTCGTATTCAGCATACTGGACTTTTACTTTAGAGCCATTACCAACTGCGTAATTAACCTCTTGTTTGTTGACATCCAATAGTCTTGGCGCAGGTCTAACCATACCATTAGGACCATTTACTTTCCTTTTGATAATGATTGCAGGACCTTCATCCATTTGTTTGATCTTGTGTCCACGACCTGCAAAATCATTTGCATCGTCTTCACTAACAACTAAGTTAAGTGTATACACAGGTTCAAATCGTGTGTTAGGCGTTTTAATGCTTGCCCAATAAGCCGTTCCTTCTGCTATAGCCATAGTTTTTTACCTCGCTGTTTAGCATGTTATAGTTAAATCAATCCTTCAATCTTGTCGGATCGAGCCACAAACTCTGCACCCATTTGTGCGGTTCATCTTAGTAAGCAACCAAGATTAAGACGCATCTAGAGGGAACAGAGACAGGGCATTGTGCGTCTTAGTGGCTCTCACCTGAACAAGATAAGTGCCAGTATAGCACAAGTGCCTACTGTTTGTCAAGAGAATATTCTTTATCAATACTTTTAATTAGTTGGTTGTATTCATCAACCATTCCTAATTCTATCATTGAATTATAATTCTCCCTCAATTGAGACAAGTCTTTATATTTCATGTCCCAACTATCGTTATCATCTACACAAGTAACACGACCAATAGCTTTAATGTTTCCTAAAGNTATCATGTTATGTAATACTCCTGCAATTCCATTAGCAAAAGTCTTGAGGTCTAATACAACACCCTCAATATCTTTCACACTCAAAATAAATTCTTTCATGGTTGTGTCCAAGTCGTTAAGTCTACAGAGATTATACCACAAATCTTCCTTCAATGCAACTTCTTCATCATCTAAAAAGATATCGTGTTCGATCATGTAATCAGACAGCTTACTCATCTTGATACATGATCTCTGGATATTCTCCTAGTAAATCATCTGTTCGTTGCGATATATAATCTATACGACTATCATAAGAATCAAAGTCCATTGTCTTTGCTTCTTCAATTGCTTTTCTTGCACACTTAGCATACAGCATTGTCTGATTTTTAATTCGCTCAACCAGATTTTCTGTGATAGTTAAATCCAAATCTTCCTTGTTCATTTTTCTTCCTCTCTATATTGCTCTGCATATTCTTCATACTTTTTATCTTCTTTGTAGTCTATGTGTGTATAAACTGCACCTGTAAAAATTGTTGCAAGCATAATTACTACTGTTAAAAATTCCATATTCTTCTGCCGTTCAATCAAGTTAATTATCAATTACAAAGCCAGACTCATCTGTCTTGGCTTCAGCTTTAGCAATCAATCCCACAATTGAATTAGATTTATCTAAGAATCTCATGTCGGACTCATCACCATCAATTACCTTAACACCTTTGAATGTTTTAGGCAAGTCTTTTCTAAAAACAACTGCGGTATTATAAGGTATGCTATCAAAATACTTGGCATACTTTTCGTTTGCTTCTGAGTATGACCAAGTAAGATGATAGTTTGAGATACCCTCAACTTTTCTATTAGGTATCTTGGTGTAGTCATAGAACTGCACCTCAGGAAACTCATCAAAGACATGACTGCCATCAACCTTAATAGTTTCCCATTGAATATCAGATGTGCCATTTAATCTAATGGCAGGCTTCTTACCTTTACGATCACAAGCTCTGATAAACTTTTCAATATCTGAGTAAAGCTGTTGCATAAATGTTTCACGATCATCAAGAAACAACCTAGTCTTTCTATTCCTTGCCTTATGTATGGTAGGGAATACTCTTGCACGACCTGAGTTATCTAAGCACACAGCCTTACATTTAGCAATGTTTTGAAAGGGGCAAATCTTAGTATTGATAGGTCTTAGGTGCATGATACATGACCAAAACTTATCACTAAGATTATTGCCCTTCTCAATTTTAGTGTTGCCATTAACTGTTAGCAACTTATACATTACGCCACCAACCTTAATGCAGGAAGCATCTTGTTATTTAAAGTCTTTCTAACTTTATCAAGACGATCCATCTTAATAGAAGCCACATTCTTAATGGCGTTCCTTTTAACTGGTGTCTGATGCGTTGCCCATTCAGTCATAGCATTATACAATGCCCACGCTGTCGTATCTAAAGACTTAGAATTATTCAACCATCTAGTCCACAAACTAGAAAGCGTTTTGTTTCTAACAACATCTGGCTCATATAATATATCTGTGATATAAAACGATCTATCACTTGACTTTAAATGATTATCAACTGTCTTAGCATCAGCTAAGTATGCAAGTATTGACATAGCTGTATCGTGTTCGACTTTAGTATCAACCATCTCTTGCCACAACTCAGTCTCTTGGTCATAGAACTTAACAGCTTGGGATAGTTTGTCAGCTACACGCTGTAAGTTAAGACCACTAGTATGCTTAGACTTATGTATTGCAAAGTTATTAGCGAACACTTGCATATTAAGACAGATGAATCTATATCCGCCTACCTCAACAGTAAACGACCACGATCCATCAAAGCTATTACGTGCTGATATAGTAAGAGCTACATCATCATTCTGTCTACCCAAATTAACTTTGTGTTCTGGTAGTGTATAGATACTGAAAGCTCTTGCGCCATCATGAGAACACTCAGTCTTTCTAGTGATTCCTGTGATGTCTAAGTCAGATAGTTTAATAACTTCTTCTGCTGTTTTAAATGCGTCAACATGATTGACAGGCTTATACTTTGTGCCGACCACGCTCAACAATTGATTGGTATCTTCACGAACCAAACCAACATGAGTGTCAACAATCTGTTCTGATGCTATACTATGTGTTATTGGATAAGTTAAAGGGACTCTGCGAACTGTGAAATCCGCACCATTATAATTGCCTAGATTAGCTAGGACTTCTGCTCTGTTTTCCATAATACCCCCTATGGATTAAGTTAAGGTTTGTGGCAGTTTTGATAAGCAGGTCTGCCAACTGCTGATAAAGCGTTGTTCATATGATTGTCGGAAGCAATCAAATAGGATTTATACTTTAAATGCTATCCTCTTTTCCGCATACTTTATCTAGTGATGATAAATTTATCAGCAATATCAGATATGATTTGCATGATATTATCTTTAGTCATCTTTTGGTAAGAGCGCTACAGTTAATTCACTAGCGATACTTGCTCTTGCACCATTGATTAGCCATTAAGGTTTTCCTTGAATTCAATACTACTTTTACAGCTATAACCTTTGCTGTATTCTAAGTGAAAGACCTCATTACCAAATTGCTCATTGAAATCCGCAACATCATCAGTAAGAGTATATTGCAACTCTTCTAATTTTGCTTCTGCTTTTCTAATTGACTCTTTAGCTTTTTCAATAGCTTCCAAATCTTTATTAAGCTGAGAATATTCTGCTGTGGTTTTAAATTGAGCTTGAACATACTCTCTGTTGGCTCTCAATTTAGTGCAGATGCCATCAACCATTGCATCTATTTCGTATTTTCTAAGTTGTTGTGTCATATTAGACCAACCTTGCAGGAATACGAATCATCTGCATAGTAGTATTAGTCTGACTAATTGGTGTCATTTGGTATTTGCCATCAATTAGAGTGCGCTTAAACCACAACGGATTTCTAGGTGTGCTTGCTGATCTGTAAGCAACCCATTTGCCGAAGTTAAAAGCGGTGAAAGTATCTTTAAGTTCGATACTAAATCCTCTGCTTTTCTTAGCATTGCGCTTGATTATATTGAACCCCAATACATTACCAATATTCCAAAGAACCCTAAAGAATAAAGGTGCATCAGTAATGGGAAGTGTTGCGTCTATCGTATCAGATAGATTGCCCTTCTTAGTAAAAGTTATGCGTGACATAATTTCACTCCTCTATTAAAGTGAGCAGTATTATAAAGGCAACTGCTCTTTAGCCTGTTGAAAAAGTATTAGGTGCAGTATCTTTAACTCCGCTATATCTGCCTTGTCTATTATAGTATTTCAACTGGAGAACCTAATAATTATACTAGGAGTATATAAGTTCGCTCCTCCGAGCCAACGCCAAATATTGTAGCACAGCGAAGCCTCCGCGTCAAGACCACACCGCCTGCGGTATAGGGACATATTAGAAAGACCTAATATGCCACGTTGTTCCTAATATGCTGTCATATTTGGGTGTAAGTATACTAGACTTCTTACCTTTACGGAACAGATACCATTTATCCTCTCTTACATTAGACTGCTCTTTCTTCTTAAAGCCTTTATTTATAAGAGATTCTTGAGCTTCTAAGAAAGACTCAAATACTTGAGTCCCTCTATCTATTTCCCCTTGAGATATAAAGTTATGGTCTTTAGTGTGCATAACAATCTCCTTGAATTTCCCAAGTTATTTTACATGATACACAATAAAGCTCTTTAGTATATCCATTATCATCTTCAGTCAAATCTGAATCACATGAAGGACAAGAAGTTAATACTTCTTCTTCAAAATCTATTGACTTGTTGTTTAAAGTAGACTCAATAGTATCTACTAACTCGTTGATATCCATAAGGAAATCCCCTATATAGTTAATTAAAGTTTCTGCTCCGAGAAAGCCTGTATAGTATGCCAGAAATCCTCGAAGGAGTCAAGATGAAACCACACGTGGTATAGTGCATCAATGTAATTTGCTCCGTTCTCTAATCCATAGAACAAAAAACAATATAATCAAAGCAGGTTCAATAATAACAAAGATAATAATATTTGCTAATTCATATCCCCAACCTGTATGATAGCCTATAACTTCTAGGACATACACACACCAATCAAAAAATTCACTAATCATATCTATTTTCCTATTGTTTTGTTGCGTTTATACCACAAATAGCTAATATTACAGCTACTATAATCCCAAGTATTAAAAAAGTTTCCATATAATTACCTCTTAATTAAGTTGCTCGGAGATTTCCGAGTCCATATAGTATCGCAAATTCCGCAGAAGATGTCAAGAGGACACCACGCGAGCCATAACTCGAAGTTATAAGTGTGTAATCTGTGGATAAGTTGTAGATTAGTTGTAGATATTTACCCTCAACTTGTTAATAACTATAGATATATAGCTAATTATGCCCTCAACAAGTCGGACCTCTACTTCTTCGCGCGCTTGAACTCTAGCAGTTACTACAAATTCAATCTGAAACTGCGCGCGCTAGAAGTTAGGGGCACTTTAGGCATCCTGACTATCCCGTATAAAAGGCAGGAGCGTAGCGACTATAACTTTGAACCGTAGCGTAGACTTTGCCAAATCTATCTGCCTGTCACGAATGGAGTGAGTGCCAGGCTGATTTGGTCGTTCTGTAAGGATGAACAAGCCCCAAAGGGGCCTGTGATTCCTGAAAGAACGATAGACTTTGAAGTGAATGGAAATATAACTTGAAGTCGGAGATAAAAAAAACTTGGGGACTCCGTTAAGAATCCCCAAGGTATCTACTCTAAATTACCTTCTACCCCTGTGCGATATAGGCTTTAATAGCTTGAGATACTTTAGTTGGCAGTCTTTTTTTCTGTAGAAGATTATTCACATCTTTAACAGTAAGGTTGCCTTCCTTAGATTGATTGTAGAAATGCGATTTGATTCGCGTGAAGTTAACCCAATTTCTCTTACCTTTTGTTTCTGTGAAATGGTAAGCTAGACGCATGCAAGCATTATAACTTGCCGGGTTTACGAGTTGCTCTTTTGAGAGGTTAGAAATGTCGAACTTTGACTGTGCCATAATATACTCCTTATATTGTTAAATTATTGACATTTATAGTATAATCCGAATAGACTGCTAAGTCAAATCGCCTATTATAAATATAATATATATACATGTTAATAGGCGCTTTAGCTTATTTGACTTTGCAGTCTATTCGGTGCACATTATACTTTGTCAATAATTTGGCGATAGAAGGTGATATATTATGAGCATTGTCAGGGTTCGTCAGTTCTTAGCTGTCAGAAGAGTGACTTGGAAACCCTTGCAAGTTGTTATGTTTGCAGGTGTTGACGATTAGTATTTTGCAGGGACGAAAGGTTAGAGAAATGGGTTAAGGGCATGTGAAACAAATTGATATTTATACATCAATGTAAGGGAGGGAGCCTTGCCTACAGCTATTGGATAATCTTTTACATAAAAAAAGATTGTTTTATTCTTTTGTCTCAAGCTATTAAAGTTTATATTGCACTTAGAACTATGTTGATTTTGCTACGATTCTTTGGGGATTTAGGAGTCCCCAAGTTCCACAGATCGTAGAAAGAACTACAATCTGAATGAACTTCAAAGTCTACAAAGTCAAGCGAAGGTGAAGGGGGTAGGCAGGATGCCAGTGCCCCCCCACCATATATAGATGTAGTGATCAAACATTTTAAGAAGATTTGAGTTGTAAACCAGATCCGCCGCCTATTAGACCTAATAGAGGGATGGTAAGAAAAGGGGAGTGCTGAGGGGGTATTCAGCCTTGGGGGGTACAAGGCTCCATTGTATAGTTGTAATCGCCATTTGTCAAGTAATATTTATTTTAATTAGGTATTGACAAGACTGCTATACGACTGTAAACTAGATGGCATGACTGGATTACTGGACACTTACAATAAAAAGAAAGAGCTTACACCTAAGCAAGAATCTTTCTTAGGACATTTGGTTGAAACAAAGGGTGATGCCAAGCGTGCGGCAGAACTAGCAGGCTACTCAGGCAATCACTATCAAGTCTTGAAAGCTTTAAAGAATGAAGTATTGGAAGTAACCACAAATGTTTTAGCGCAGTCTGCACCGCAAGCCGCCTTTAAGATAATTGAAATGATATCTTCAGACGAAACAATTCCACAGGCTAATGTTAAATTACAAGCGGCACAGACCTTATTAGATCGTGTAGGAGTCTCCAAGTCTGAAAAGTTAGACGTGAATCATAAAGTATCTGGTGGTATTTTTATTATGCCCGAAAAAGAAACTATTGTGATAGATGCGCAAGATGCTGAGTTTAAGGATGCCGACTAAGTTTAAACCCACGGAAAGAAACTATGATAGGCGTACTGGAAGACATGCCCTCATCTATCACTATATGAAAGCTACATCTAAACAAGATCTATTTGACTATATTAATTCTAGTAATGCAAAACCTAAAAAGGTTCATAAAGTTTTAAAAGAACTTAATCGAAGAGGAATCAATCTCGTTTGGAAAACGAAAAAAGAAAATGCTTAAAACTTTTAAAAACATACACAAATTTATGAAGTCTGGAAGGCTTCAAAAAGTTGTACGAGTAACATTTAAAAAACAAAGGAAGAAACATGGCAGAAAAAAGAAAAAGTAAAAAAGATTCAAGACTAACCAGAGCAGGAGTCAGTGGTTACAACAAACCCAAACGTACTCCAAAACATCCAACCAAGTCACATGTGGTTGTAGCAAAAGAAGGCGACAAAATAAAATTAATAAGATTTGGACAGCAAGGAAAGACTGGTGATAGAACAAACACAGCACGTTCCAGATCTTTTAAGGCTCGACACGCTAAGAACATCGCAAGAGGAAAGATGTCTGCGGCGTATTGGGCAAACAAAGTAAAATGGTAAAGGAGTGCAGTTCTTGGAAAAGGATAAGATAGAAGAAGAAATTAAATTAATAGGTAGGCGTACCGAAGAAACCTTACATATTATTGTAGATCATTTTAAAGAAGTAGATGAACGCTTAGAAGAGCTTGAAGATAGAATTGAAGAGCTAGAACAAAAGAGCCATACGCCTTGTGGGGAAAAGAATGCCAATTGAAACATTAGCATTAAATGATGTTTTAAATGATAAGACTGCTCATTTCTTTAAGTCTGGTAGTGTTTTAAGAAATGAAGAGAACGAAAGATTAAGTGAAGTACATAAGCTGTTGCCCGCCAAGGGCAACGCCGGAACAAATCTTGAGTACGATATTTGGTATGATTTTCCCAAAGATCCTAGAATACATGGTTATGTTTACACAGATGCTATGTCCAAGTTTATTTATATGAAGCCTGCTTCGTTTCAATATGCTAGTCAAGTAATGATTGAATCAATGAAAGAAGTTGTTACTGAAGAAGGCGACATGCTTTTTAAAGAACTAGCAATTAAAAGTTTAGATAAATATAAACTAAGAAGAACAAAGTTTAGACCAAAGTATGTTATCTTCTTGCCGGGTACGAATATACTATATGATATAGTAGACATGGAAAAAGTAGAACAAGAAGTAGATAAAGGTGCATATCTTAAATGTCATCCCCTTACTTCTGCCTATGCTTTTGCAGATTTAAAAAGAAAGTTTAAAGATCGTATAATAGACAAGAAGCTATCTGGACACGCTATATTAAAACAAGCAGAGATTGTAGGTTGCTGTAGTAACTCTGAAATGGGATTAATTGGACTAGCGCAAGGAAGCGAAGTAAACTTATTTGATAAAGAAGGATGTAACCCTAGAACATANACNCCTATNTATACTGCTTTATGGAAAGGAAAATTAGANAANNAGCCAAGNNCTTTAGANTTAAAGCGNATATTNTCTTCAGAATACTCAGGTCTTGTTTCTTATTTAGTACACAATCCGAAAGAACGAATAGATAACTTTTTTAATTATTTTAAAGATATAGAGCATGTCAAGCCTAAAAAACCGAAAGATCTTAATACTGGAGGTTAATAACTTAACAGCTTTAACGATCAACTCTATTGAAATGAACATGCCACAGTTTCAATATAAAGTTGTTCCATGTGGAAAAAGTAAACTAGCTACAGCATTACATAATATAGATGATATTACTTTAGTAGTTAAAAGCGGATTAGTATTAAATATAAAAGATAGTGACTTACCTAGTAGAGAGAAATTAATGCGCTATGATATGTGCGTAAGCAGACAAGGAGTTTATGTAGATCATCCATCAATAGCAAAACATTATAATCTAGTAGATACACCAATGAATAAAGGAATAATAGATCTTTCGTTATTTATAATTAATCCTTTAAAATGGTATAGAATTCCTGCTAAAGACCAAGGCATATTACCAAATATAAAAAAATTATTTATGCCTAGATATATGAACCATAGAGATGATCCTATATTTAAAGAACAAACTATTAATTGTTCAGATGCTCTTACTTATGGTGTACTCGGAGAAAGTGCTTGCATTTATAATTATATAGATATATTAAATAAAAAAGATATATCAGTCTTGGAAACATATGCATATTGTTTAGATAAATTATTACCTTATACAGAAGGTCTTCCTAAAAAAGAAAAAGAAATTGTAGAGCATTTAGGAAGCCTAACAAAAAAAAGAATTTCTAGAATGAGACAAAAATTACATAATGTTAAATATATAACTTAGGAGAAGCCAATGGCTATTAGCGAAACTTTTGAACAGCAATTTAATGATGAAAACAAAATGCCTGACATTTTTTATGAATGGTTAAAGGTCTGTCCTGTGCTTTGGATTAGAGGTACAGTACATAGTGACTACATGGAATATAAATTTGATTCATCAGGAAGAATTATAGATTTAGATCAACTACAAGGTGAGCCTGATAATGTTATTGAGTTTGCGGAAGATAAAGTAAAACCAATATCTAAAAAGAAGAAACCTAAAAAACACTAATGATTGAAGCACCCGAAAATTATATCAGAAAAAAAAGTTCAACGATTCCGTTTGGCTATGAGATAGACGAAGACCATAAAGGTTTTCTAAAGCCTGTCCCAGACCAACTGGAATCGCTAGAACATGTATCTCATTTGGTTTATAACAAAGCAATAAGCCTTGCTGAGGGTGTTCAAATACTAGAAAATAAAACCAATAGAAGCCTGTCTCGTATGGGATTAAAGAAACTTGTGGATAAAAAATATGAAGAAGGACTGGGAAATAAATCCAAATCTTTACTTGACAGATTCTAAAGGAAGCTTTATACTTAAGAAAGACGGAACACCTGCTAAAAAAAGAGGAAGACCTAAAGGAAGCACATCTAATTATCATTTCCATTCTAAAACAAAAGCTAAGTTTGCGGCAAAAAAGTCTTTAAAGAATAAACAAAAGACAATAAAGAAACTTGAAAGTCAACTAAGTAATAAAAAACAACACTTAAAAAAACAAACAGAAACACTAAAGAAAGTTGCAGGTTTAGAAGATAATACTATTGTTACTACAGATGAAGTAAAAAAACTTCCTTCTGCTGTTCAAAGCCATTTTAGATAAGACTGGTGACAATGTTTCCTTCATGCCTAATGAAGGACCACAAACAAAAGTTCTTAGCGGCTGATGAAAAAGATGTATTGTATGGAGGAGCCGCAGGAGGCGGAAAAAGCTATGCAATGCTTATAGATCCACTAAGGTATTGTCATGTTAAAGAACATAGAGCTTTAATACTTAGACGGACAATGCCAGAACTAAGAGAGCTTATAGATAAAGCTCGTGAGATATATCCTAAAGCATTTAAAGGTGCTAGGTTTAAAGAAGTAGAAAAGGTATGGTATTTTCCTAGCGGTGCAAAAGTAGAATTTGGATTTTTAGAAAAAGATGCTGATGTTTATCGTTATCAAGGACAAGCATATAGTTGGATAGGCTTTGATGAGATTACACACTTACCTACAGAATTTGGTTGGAATTATTTAGCATCACGATTAAGAACAACTAATCCAGATATTAAAACATATTTAAGATGCACAGCAAACCCCGGAGGTGTTGGTGCACATTGGGTAAAGAAAAGATATATTGAACCA